CCAAATATGCTTGACATTTTGGGAAAAAGGTGATATATTAATGATATGTGTAAACGAAATATGGTTCGAAACATATTTTTCCTTCTGGCTGAATATTGCTTAAGAGGGCAAAAGGCGAGGGCAGTGAGGGTTATGGCCGAATGGCTGAAGACACACTGTTTGGCTGTGAGTAGGGACCAATCTAGCTCAGATATGGACTCTTCCCGGAAGCTTGTGGGTGCGTTCCAACTAATCCCACGAAGGACACATAGTAACAAAGGACTTTATGTTTGATGGTTTTATATACAAAACTATTGATTGGTTAATAACCAAGTTAGAACAGTTTAGAGAATGGCGAATACAAAGGTCATTACCTAAAGGTGAGAGTGTTAAAGAATGGGCAAAGAAAAATGCCAAACGTGATAAAGACTCTTATAAATAATAATGATACCGATTATACAGGTAACACGAATACGAAATACAAATAATACAAGGAGAATAATATGGATTTCGAAACATTAAAACAATCGTCAAGTAACTTTGACAAACTAACCAAAGCCTTAGAGGCAAATCTCAATCCCGAAGACAACAAAACAGATAAATCAAAATACGTTGATGAACGTTTTTGGAAACCTGAAATGGATAAGACAGGTAACGGCTATGCTGTTATTCGTTTCTTACCTGCTGTTGAAGGTGAAGATTTACCTTGGATTAGAGTATGGTCACACGCTTTCCAAGATAAGGGTGGCTGGTATATTGAAAACTCTTTAACAACACTTGGTCAAAAAGATCCAGTTAGTGAAGAAAATACTAGATTATGGAATACAGGTTTAGATAGTGATAAAGAGATTGCTCGTAAGAGAAAAAGAAAATTATCTTATCACGCTAATATCTTAGTTGTAAGTGACCCAAAACATCCAGAGAATGAAGGTAAAGTGTTCTTATACAAATTCGGTAAGAAAATCTTTGATAAGATTACCGAGGCACTTCAACCTGCTTTTGAAGATGAAAAGCCAGTAAACGTATTTGACTTTTGGAAAGGTGCTAACTTCAAGTTAAAACTTAGAAAAGTTGATGGTTATTGGAATTATGACAAATCTGAATTTGAGGGTGTATCAGCAATTGCTGAAAGTGATGACAAGATTAAAGACATCTGGTCAAAACAACACGCTCTAAAACCTTTCTTAGCTCCCGATAATTTTAAGACCTATGATGAACTCAAAGAGAAACTGAATAGGGTAATTACAGGAGTAAGAAGCGCTGAAACAGTTGACAAAACAGACCTCCCGCCTAAGTCAAATGGCTCAGTGAAAAGTCCTGAAGTTGCTCAACCTAAAGCAGACACTAAAGTTGAACTAAATGATGATGAAGATGATACTTTGTCTTACTTTAGTAGGCTTGCTGAAGACGAGTAATCTCTCCGCTTCATAGACTTTAAAGGGCTGGTAGAAATATCAGCCCTTTTTTTATATCCGATATAAATATTAGCACTATGGCAATCAGTATTTTAGACCCCTTAGTAGATAAACAAGGTGGTATACGTAAATCAGCAAGTTGGTATCGTAATGCTATATCATCTATTGCTGACACTGTAACTGCTAGAAAGTTGATAAATCAAAACAAATTGATACAACGACCTAGTACAGGCAGATTAAATCTATTTTTTTACGATCCTAAAACAAAAAAGAAATTGCCATATTATGATACGTTTCCTCTAGTTTTACCACTAGAGCCGATTAAAGGTGGGTTTTTAGGTATGAATTTTCACTACTTGCCACCATTATTAAGATTTAGATTATTACAAAGTGTACACGGTAGATTTGCTACAAAAAGAGAGTTAGATAAAAATATGAAACTAGACGTAAGTTATGATAGAATAAAAGGTTTACCATTAGTAAAACCTACTATCAAAAAATATTTGTTTAGTTATGTTCGATCAAACTTTTTAAGAATAGATAATGATGAGGCTGCTCTTGCCGTATATTTACCTGTACAACAATTCAAAAAACGTACAGACAGTTACGTATGGGGACAAAGTAGAGGTATGGTTTAATGGCAATACTTAGAGGCGGAAGAAGAATAGGTAATTTTGATATACGAGGTGGTATATCCAGAGAAGATTTAAAAGGTGTTTATGACATCGGCAGAGATAAAAGATTAAAACAACGACAAGGTGTTATTAATTCAGAAACTACCATTGGTCGATTTGTTTCTAATATAGCACAAGGAGAAGGTTTTGCTAGACCTACACGATATATTATTAGAATATTTTTACCTAATCCACCACAAATTTCAGGTGCTGCTAATGGTTCTTTTAGAGCGGCACAAGATCAAGGCATAGAAAATGCTAATACATTAAATGCTTTAAACGGACAAGAGATGGCAAGAAACGTTGCTATGATGTGTAACAAAATTACATTACCTAGTAGAGATGTCAATACAAAAGATCATACGGTCTACGGTCCTAGAAGAATTATGCCATATGCTTATTCTTATTCAGGTGAAATTAATGCTACATTTTATGGCGACAAGTATTTACGACAAAGAGCATTTTTTGAAGAATGGCAAAAGTTAATATTTGATAACAATAGTCATAATATGAAATATTACAACGATTATGTTGGTGAAATGGACATATTACAATTAGGAGCTTTTGACTCAGAACATGATAGAGATAGAATTGTTTATGGAGTAAGATTATATGAAGTATATCCACAAACACTAGGTTCTATTGATTATGGTTATGATACTACAGATCAAATTGTTCAGGTTCCAATAACACTGAATTTTAGACATTGGAGAAATTTAACATTAGATCAAATAGGAAATGCTACTGTAGGATCTAACATAGGAAAAGTACCTGAAATTGTACCATCAAAAGATTATGGTATATTTGGTGGCATACTAAATAAATTGCCAGCACCATTAAAAAGAGCTGGAAGAGATGTTGTCAATCAAGTAAGAAGAAGTTTACCGATTGGCAGAGTAACAGGTGGAAGAGTATTTCCACCATTTTTATAATTTATATAACAAGGAGATATTATGGCACTACCCATTATTGAAACGGCAACATTTGAATTGACTTTACCTTCAACAGATGTTTCTGTAAAATTTAGACCGTTTTTAGTCAAAGAAGAAAAAGTATTACTTCAAGCACTAGAATCGCAAGAACAAAAACAAATTGTACAAGCTCTTAAAGATATTGTACATACCTGTACATTTGGACAGTTAAATGTAGATGAATTGCCTACATTTGATTTAGAGTATGTATTTTTAAAAATTAGAGCTAAATCAGTTGGTGAAATAGCTAAAATAAAAATTTTATGTCCAGATGACAAGGTGACATACGCAAACGTAGATGTAGATTTAAATTCTGTAGATGTACAAGTAGATGATGAACACACAAATAATATTGTGATTGATGAAAATAGAAAATTAGGAATTATTATGAAATATCCTACATTAAACTCTATAGATCCTACAGCAGATTTTAATAAAGAAAATAGTAAAAATTTGTTTAATATTATAGGCAAAACAATATATCAAATTTATGAAGGCGATCAGACACATAATGCTTCAGATTATTCTAAAGAAGAATTAGATAAATTTGTAGAGAGTTTAGATAGTAAAACATTTCAAAAAATACAAAAATTTTATGAAACAATGCCTAAATTACTACACATTATTGACGTTGAGAATCCTGTTACGAAAAAAGTGAATAAAATTACATTGTCAGGACTAACTGATTTTTTCGGATAGCCCTCTCACATGATAACTTAGAAAATCATTATCAAGTCAATTTTGCTTTGATTCAACATCATAAATATTCATTGACAGAATTAGATATGATGATACCGTGGGAGAGGGAAATATATGTGAGTCTGTTAACTCAACATATTAAAGAAGAAAACGAGAAATATAGGGAGAGAAATCGTGGAAGATAAAGTAACTAAAAAAGTTAATGTTGAATTAGAGGTAGATACCTCAGTTAAAGATTTAGGACCAAATCCTTTTGCTAAATTAATTCATTTGGCAAGAGCAGTTGATAGTTGGAGAATATTTCCTAGAGTATTCATCTCAACATACATTTATCTATTATATAAAGTAGTAATTTGGTATATGAATATACCATCTCCTACTATGGAACAAAGTGGGTTAGTATCTATTGTTGTAGGTGCTGGCGCTGCTTGGTTTGGGTTATACACTGGAAGTAGAGCAAAATCAGATAAGAAATAATTAAATGGCAGAAACAGGTACAGCATTAGCAGTTATACAATCACAACAAAACATTGTAGGTAGAAGTGTTGTTGGAGGTTCATCAGCTGTATTAGGTTCATCAACAGATTCATCTACAGGAATTTTAGAACAGATACGAGAAATATCATTAAATCAATTAAGAGTATTACGACAACTTGTCGACCGATTTTCTGAAATGATTTATAATCAGGAAGAAAGTGAACGTAGATTACGAGATCAGGCTGCTGAACAACAAAAAGAAACTGTACAAACTAGTGTAGATTCAGGACAAACTTATGTTTCAGATAATAATGCTGAAAATGAGGGTAAAGAAAAAGCGAGTGTATTATCTAGGTTAAGTGGTTTTTTAATGGGATTACCAGGTGCTGCTGTTTTAGCTACGTTGTTAACACCTATTACAAAATTTTTTGGCATATTTAAAATGTTTGGACGTTTTGGACCTATTGGAGGCATAATATTAGGATTTACATTATTATTTAAATATTCTAAAGAAATAGGAGAAGCACTTACACCTGTAGTAGAAAAAATTAAAAATTTGATGACAATGTTACAACCTGTTACAGATATATTAAAAAAAATTGGTGACTTTTTTATGATAACAATAGTCGAAGGTTTAGGAAATGTTTTGGGAGGTTTGATAGACGACATCACACAATTCTTTGGAGGTTTTGGTAAATTAATTTCAGGTGATATTATAGGTGGTGTACAAGATATATTTGGTGGAATATTAAAGTTAATTTTTGCTATACCTATGGCTATTTTAAGAGCAGGCGAAACATTAGTAAAAAATTTAGTAGAAGCTTTTGAGCCAACATGGGATAATTTAGTTGTTAATGTAAATAATTTTGTTGGTCAAGCATTTGATAATGTAATAGGGTGGTTTTCAAATATCGGCACATTTATATCAGATTTATTCTCTACAGCATGGACAAATATAACTACATTTTTTTCTGATATGCCAAATAAGATTTTAGGATATGTAAGTCATATGTTTTCTCCTATAATTGATTTTTTCAAAAGTATTGGTCTCAAAATAAAAACAGCTGTTAACGGTATTATCGAGTCATTACCTTTACCTGATTTTATCAAAAATAAAATGAAATTTGATACTGCTGAAACTGAAGAAGATATTGAAGGTGTAAAAAAACAATATAAAGAAAGTATTAATCCTATGGAACGTGAGATTATCACAGGCGACAGTGAAGGTATAACACAAGATGAAGCTTTAGCAGAATTGACAGGTGAAAAATATATTAAAACTAATATAAAAAAGAGTGGCACTTCAGGTTATGATAGTGCTGCCGGTGTCTTAACTCCTAATCAATATGAAGAATTAAATAAATTTGAAACAGTAGATCAACAAATTGCTTACTTAGATTCTTTAAATCAAAAAGAACAAGAGCGTAGAGAAAAAATATTATCTCTGGCAAGACAAAAAATTGATTTTCAAAAACAACAAGCTGAATTGAAAAAAGAATTGGAATTACAACAACAACAAAAACAAGAAATGATGATCGAAAATATGAACACACTTCAATCTCCTGATGATATGATGTTTATACCACCTGCTAAAAAAGTTTTAGTAACAGAACAACAAACAGGATCAGTAGGTCAAACAAATGTCAGTAATAATCCTATCACAGTACAAAATGTAACAAGTACGAAGAAAGCTGATATGACAATCAACAAATTAAATCCTAGTGCCGGTGATCCTTATTTTGATAGATTATTTTATAACGGTGCTTAATATACACCTAATTCTTTTTCAGTCATTATCTTAAATTCAAAACCTTTATCTTCACTAAATGCCTTGGCAGCCTTCCATTTTGCTGTATTCTTAATATATTCTAACTGTTCACGTAAATATGCTTTTGATTTACGTTTAGGTGCTTTTGGTTGTGATGTTTGTTTGTAAGGTTTAATTTCAATAATATACTTTTTACCCTTTGATGTCTTTACAATAAAGTCAGGATAATAGCGATGTAGTTTTTTGTCTATCGGTGAGATGTATGGTATAGATACTTCTTCACTTGCCCAATTAATAACGTCTTCGGTTCTGTCACAATATAACATAAACCTACGTTCAAGTAATGAACGATATACTATTCTATTTGGGTCACCAACGTATTTCTTTGGATTTGTTGGTCTATATATTCCTTTGTATGATTTAGCCATAATTCTTATAAATATTACAAAAGGTATTTAGTATATGTTTAAAAAAGCATCCTCACATCTAAAAGGACTGGCAACAGGATTTTTAAATAACGCAATAAACAATAGTTTAAGTGGTTTTTCATCTAATCTGTCGTCAGCGTTATCAGGTTCACAAGCAAAAGTTGCTTCTCAATTATTAAAGAAGTCACCATTAGAAACAAGAGATCCTATGGACGCTATAAATGCTGATCCATTATCTTTTAGTTATGTTCAGTATCCAATAGATTTAACTAACTTTGAAACAGGTCATTATATGTTGTTTTACTCTATTGCTAATGATTTTGGCAGTGGCTCAAATATAGATTTTGAAGCAGCCAAAAGAGTAGGTCAAGTAATAGGTGTTGATGATGGCAACACTTTAGGAATAGATAATTTAAGACAATTGAAATCGGCAAGTGGTCAAACTTTATCACCTGTGACAACAGAAAATTCAGTTTTATCATCTTTTCCACAAAATACAAGAGTGACTTCAGCAATTGCACTTTATATGCCTCCTGGTATAAAAGTTTCATATGGTATGGATTATTCTACTGAAGACACAGGACTAGCAGGTACGATAGCTAACGCACTTGGTCGTGCTACTTCAGCAAATAATACAGCTGAACAAGTAGGCGCTGTAGTTGCTGGTGTTAAAGGTGCTGCTGTAGATTATGGTAAAAAACTTGTAGGTGAAATAACCGCAGGATTAGAAATGGGTGATCCTGTTAAATTAGCATCAAAAGCTGTAGGTATTGCTATCAACCCACACGAAGAACAATTTTTTAATAAACCTAATTTTAGAAGTTTTACATATACATTTAACTTTTGGCCTAGATCACCTGAAGAAGTAAAAAAAGTTGATGATATAATATTTTTATTTAAATATCATGCTCATCCTGAATTAGATATGAATAGTGAAACAGGTGGTAGATATTTTAGAGTACCATCAGAATTTGAAATACATTATGCGTACCTTGATAGAGAAAATGAATACTTAAACAAAATATCTAAATGTGTTCTTAAAACAGTTGATGTAGAATATGGTCCTAGTGAACAATTTAGTACGTTTGAGGGATTAAATGATCCTAAAGGTGCGCCACCAGTTACTTATCAATTGAGTCTAACATTTGAAGAAACACAATTCTTAACAAAAAAACAAATTTTAGCAGGATATTAAAATGGCAGGTAATTATTTCTCAAGGTTTCCTAAAATTACATACGACATTAAAGGTGATGGCGTTGTAAAAGTTATACCAGATATATTACGTAGAATTAAAATCAAAGATGCTATAAAAGAAAACTTTTCACTACTAGACAAATATGATGTACAAAATAATGAAACACCTGAAATAGTGTCATATAAAGTATATGGTACAACAGAATATTATTATGTTATATTACTCATTAATAATATAACTGATAGATATTATGATTGGCCTTTATCAGACCAAGAGTTTGAAGAATATGTAAATAACAAGTACGCAAATCCTGGCGCAATTCATCATTATGAAAAAGTACAATCAAGTGGCCCGACAACAGGCAGTGGTCCTGAAGACTACGACCATTTAATTGAGGTCAATAGCACAGATCCTGATGCTGAATCAGTGTCTAATTATGAATATGAAAGACGTTTACAAGATCAAAAAAGACAGATTAAAATATTAGATCCTGCTTATTTGTCAGCGTTTGAAAGAGAATTTAAAAAATTGATTAGAAGATAATGAATAATGGCAGTCGAAAACAGAAATAAACCAAATCTTATTGAACAGGCAGGTGATTTTAATTTAAAAACTGCTAGTATCTTATCTTATCGTAAAAACCAAGATGAAGGCATATTATATGAAATGGACATTAAACCGTCTATTATCACACTTGAAATTACGGAAGATATATTTTCAAATGTATTAGCAGGTAATATAGTTGTTTACGATTCACAAGATATACGAAGTGTTTTACCTATTACAGGATTAGAAAAGTTAGAATTAGAATTTAATACGCCAGGTATGCCTGGTTTAAATGCTGTAAGAGAAGAAGGTTTTCCTTTACATATCTACAAGATTGAGGGTATCGCACAAGATGAAGTCAATGCTCAGGCACAATATTATAAAATCTTTTTTACGTCAAGTGAAGCCTACTATAACAGTTTTAATCGTGTCAGTCAAGCATTTTCTGGACCAATCGAGGAATCAGTAGAAAAGATATTACGTGAAAAAGACTATTTAAATAGTCAAAAGAAGTTATTTGTTGAGCCAACAAAGACAAACACTAAGTTTGTCATACCTAATTTAAAACCTTTTTCTTCTATTAATTTTCTATCACAATCAGCAATTGCTGGATTATACAACAACTCAGGTTATCTATTTTATGAAACCTTTTATGGTTTTCACTTTCGAAGTATAGAAAGTTTATTAGCACTTGGTGGCAGTGTGGCACGACCTTCTAAATTTAAGTATAATTATCAGATTGCGAATACGCCTGGCGATGTCAAAGACGTTGCCAATGACTTAAAAAATGTAATTGCGTATGACTTTGAACGACCTGCTAATGTGTTGTATAACATGAATGAAGGAATGTATGCTAATCGTTTAATATTGCATGATGCTTTTTATAAAACAATACAAACCTATGATTTTGACTATATGAAATCATTTGGTGACTATTTTCACACCGAACACGAAGATGGCTTTAAATCCAAAACAAAAACAACATTACCTCTTTCTAAGTTTGAAGATACACAAAAAGACTTTGGTCAACAAGCCAATGCCAAGTTAATGACTTTGTGTGACAATCAAAAGATACATAATGACTTTGAGTTTCCACCATTAAAAGATACAATACAAAACTCACTGAGTCAACGTTTGCAAATGCGTAATGTCAACTTGTCGCTACAAGTCTATGGTAATACTTTACTTCACGCCGGTGACATTATTAACTTTGATTTACCGTTAATGCGACCAGTTAGTGGTAGTAATGTACAACAACGATCTAATCCACAGTGGTCTGGTCGTTACTTAATTATGGCCATTAAACATACAATTTCTATACCAGACAATAGACATGAAATGACCTTAAAATGTATGAAAGACGCTGTACGAAATGAATATCCAATAGAAAGTAGTAATAACAGTGTTGAAGTAAAACAAGTAACCAAAAAAGTTGATACCATCTACAATTTAGACAAAGAATTTCTACAATCAGATATTTTAGAGGGATTAGAGTAATATGCTAAGAGTAAGCCCGCTCGCTACTAGAGAATTATGTTAGAAACGTTACTATTTGTACTGGCAATCATTGGCTCTTTAATTATTAAGAGATATTTAATAAAATGTCTGAGCAAATGAGAGAATATATCTTAGCATTAGAGAAAAACTATGAAAGAAGAGGCCACCGTGAGAAATAAGATAAACACACAAGAGATTGCTCATATCTACTGTGGGACACCTGAGTGTTGTGGCACGTGTGATACGGCTGAGAGAAAACACAAGGTTAAAGTAAGGCTAGCGCATGGAATAAAGTCGATTTACCAGTATTTTAAGGGCATCTATGTGTATTTAAAGTATGGACTACCCTCTAAAGAGCAATTGCGTAAGCCAGCGATAAATAATCGAAAATGACGTATTGCTAGTGTATTAAAAGAAGGCATACAAGGAGAAAAAAGATGGCAACTGATAAAAATTTTATGGGACGCAACGGCTTTGTGTGGTTTTACGGCGTTGTTGAAGATCGAATAGATCCTGAGTATTTGGGAAGAGTTCGTGTACGTGCCGTTGGCTTTCATACAGACAATAAAGAAAAGTTGCCAACGTCTGATTTACCTTGGGCGCAGGTGATATTGCCAGTGACCTCCGCAGGCATTAGTGGACTTGGACAGTCACCGTCGGCGTTTGTCGAAGGCACGTGGGTGTTTGGTTACTTTAGAGATGCCGATATGGCTCAACAACCTATGATTGTAGGCAGTGTGCCTGGCTATCCATTAGAGTTGGCCAACGTAGAAAAAGGCTTTTTTGATCCCAATGGCGTCTATCCGAAGTACAAAGACGAAGTGGACACCAATAGGCTGGCTGTAAATTTAAAAGAAGATGACGCAGAAATCAATCCTCATTTATCATTAACATTAAGACGTTCTACACGTATTACTGAGGTGGCCACCGCAGATTTTAATCCTGTAACGGCAGCCGATGGCACCATTATAGACGGAGACGATGGCGATACGTGGAATCAGCCAGAAATACCTTATAATGCCGTGTATCCGTATAACAAAGTGTTTGAAAGTGAAAGTGGCCATATAAGAGAATATGACGACACCACTGGCGCTGAACGTATCTTTGAACGTCATAGAACAGGCACCAGTTACGAAATAGATGCCAATGGTAACAAAGTCGATATAATCAAAGGAAGCCATTATACGTTGACCGCTGGTGAAAATAAGACACTAATAGAAGGCGACTCAGATATTACTATCAACGGCCGTCATAAAATCTATATAAACAAAGATAATGGCGAAAACAATGATTACACTATACAAATTGGTGCCAACGCCAACGTTAATATACAAGTAGATAAAGGCGATATTAATATGGTCACCGTGGATGGTAATGTTAATGTAAACAGTGGTGGCAATTACAATTTAAAAGTACAAGGCGATATGAGAGTAGATGTACAAGGAAATGTATTAGAAACCGTTGAAGGCACAAAGACCAGTGATACTGTAGGTGCTGTGATACATAGAGGTTCTACTATCGACTTAAATCCTTAGAGAAACGGGTTTATTAAAAAGCCAGCGATAACTCTAATCTATAAATGTAATAACATCTTTCCCTAATACAACGGCGAATAGAAAAGTCATAGAGAACGGCCTAGTCATATATCTGGCCATAAGTTGTAGTATCTTTATAGGGGATTTTTTTTCTGGAAATTTTTTTGTGGTGGAAGTTGGTTTAACAGTCAGTACGTCAAAATGAGGGAATAAGAGATAACTGAACCAACAACGTCCGTTAAGACAAGAAGCCACCACTCTCCTTTGAAAGATATGATCTCTTTTCCCGTTCTTTAACCTCTAAATTTTGTTCTATCTAAGCAGCATAGTTTAACATCTTATTACGATCTGGATGTTTCAATTTTCTTAAAGCTTTAGCTTCAATTTGTCTAATTCTATGTCTGGTGACACTAAACACTTGACCGACTTCTTCAAGTGTATAATCAGTGTTTAAACCGATACCAAATCGCATACGTAACACACGTTCTTCTCTCGGCGTCAGTGTCGATAAGACTTTTGTCACTTGTTCTTGTAACTGTTGTTTTTTTAGTTCTTCTAAACAATCATTGACAATTACTGGCGACACATCATTGATTGTATCATACGTTTCAATAGTTGATAATCGCAGTACATCATCTTTTGAAGATAATGGTCGATTACATTTTTGTTGTACTAAGTGATTTTTTTCATTTTTAGTGATTCGATAATAGTAATCATTATTATCAATATCTAAGTTAAGATTATATTTTGTCATTTGTACGTCCTTGTTAATGGTTAATATACGTATATAATAACATACAAATAGTGAATTGTCAACTAAAAAATAATATAAAAGTACGAAGTATGGGTGTTTATGTGACTCTTCGTATATGACAGATAGAGTTTTTACCTTATCTGTCATAGATGTTCTTCTTTTGTTCTATTGTAGAAATCCTGGATTGTATATATACGTATGTAGAACGCTCACGGAACCGCTTAGGTACCAGCACCAGCAATCTTCTTATTGGCTACATACCACTGGTACAACATCTTATTTAAACTATTACTCATAAAGTCATAGAAGTCAATAAAGTGGTCACTATGACAAGCCCACTGTTTCCATTCTTTTACTATCCATTGGTCATAACTCATCATAGTATACCTTCTTTCAAAAATTGTTTAGTATAATAACGTCTTGCTTTATTAGCTTGTTTTTTAATAGTCTTTAATACAGTGGCTTTAGAGCCATTAGTAAGGTAGTTTTTGATTTCTCTACCTTTTTGTGATTTTAGATGTGATACTTTACTCATTAAAATACTCCATATTCTTTTAATACAAGTAAAAGTAGTAATACAATTATCATAGTTTGTTGATTAAGTTTATACATTGTTTTCTCTCCAATCTCTTAAATCTGGTAGTTTGACATAATCGGCTAAAATAAAATAAGAGTCAATTTCTCTATCATAGGCCATTAAGGCGATGTCAGAAAATTGGTAGGTATCTCTCATTCGATTAAGATAACCAACGGCTTCTTTGGGTGTAATTTTGCCAACCATGGAATAACCTAGTTTTGTTGATTCGTGGCGTTTGTAGTTGATTCGCCAGTGATACTTATTTTTGTCGTTTATTGTGTATTTTCTAATTGATTTCATAATTACTATACTAACGATTGCTGGCAATAAGTCAACAAAAAAGTAGTCATATATTATTACTTTAGAGGAAAAAATCGGGCGATTCTTAGAGTTGTTAAATTCTAAATATCTCTATGGACGTAATCAGTGGAGTTCTACTCCTATTGCTGGGAAGTGTCGTTTCTTTGTTGGTGTTTGTGATAATCTTTTATGTAGAAAGACCAAAAGAAGAAAAGAACAAGGAAAGTGATAATCCTGTTCTTAACTTCTGGCGTTATTTAAATCGTTAATAACTTCTTTTAAGAGGGTTTGGAAAACGACCATCGGTTTTGTAGCTATTGTACGCCCAATACCAATCTTTGCCGTATTCGCTCTGGCAGTATGATTTGAGACCAGGATCAATATGGTCAGCATTATGACTAAACATCTTGCCGATATTAAGAAAGAAGTCCATTGACTTAGTGGTGAGGTTAAACATTGTATTCTCCTTTTTAATTTCACACTACTATTTAATCAAAAAAGGCAAAAAGACTTTTGTTAATTGGACAAGTCTATTGTGAAAAATATGAATAACCAAACCCTTGGTCAAGTAGTTTGTAGTTATGTGGATTAAATGGAAAGGTAGTTAAATCTCTATCGAGTTCAAATTCGTAATTGTTTTTAGCATTTTCAATGGTTTCTTTCCAAAGATAGTTGTCTTGTAAATGTTGTGATGTTTTTTGTTTGGTGTCTTTCCAAAACGGTGTATCATAGATCGAGCCACCATGATAGGCATAACAAATAAAGTTTTCATAACGTTGAGCTAATTTAGTTAGATAATAGTTCACTTGGTCTTCACTACTGAGTTTGTGTATGTATTGATAAAAGGCAGAATTAATATTATCATAAAACACACCTGAAATGGCTTCAATTGGTTCATAAAAAATAGCACGATTACCGTTTCTTAAAATACGACCATCAATAAACTTTTTAGTTCGATACGGTTTAAATGTAAACTCTCGTAAATTTAATTCATTGACGGAGATATTAAAAATAGATGCCATATCTTTTTTAGCATCTTCGACATCGGTAATGTTATCATTAAACAAATAACCCCAACCTTGTCTTTGTTGTAAAGGTATGCCAAACATCCAACCGTTTTTTGTGGCTTGATGATACGTATAGTTCCAATTGCCTGGTTGATTAATGCCATGTACAATCGCATGATTGAGTGGTAAAAAATCAGCAACTTCATAATCAGAATAGTCTTCAGGATAGCCTCGGCAATCAACAACAAAGTCATATTCTAAAAGTTTATCATTAACTTTGACTTGTGCTAAGACATCATTTTGAATAATATCTTTAACATCACCTTCAATAGTATTAAATCTTTTTTGATGTTGTTTCTTTAAACGTTTAAAAATAACATCTGCTAATTTAAAGTTATCAAAGTGTAAAGCATAATCAGGTATAATAATTGGACTAAAAAAATCTTTCTTTCTCCAATTGACATATTTGACACCGTATTTAAAAGTAACATCTAATTCATCGCTATGTAATGCCGTATTAAAACCAGCAGCCTTGTAAAGTAAATCAGGTAAATGTACATTGGAACTTTCGCCAATACCTAATATATTTTTAGTTGGATTAAAAATACAATCAACTTCTAAATCAGGTGTATAATGAAGTAAATGACAAACAGTCATTACTCCTACAGTTCCAGTTCCGATAACAGCAATTTTCATTAGACGTAATGTAAGTAACTTCCTATTATATATTTGGGTTTATCTTTTGGTTTATGAGCCGTATGTTTGTAAGTCCAAAGTGGTGGAAACATTAAGATACGACCTGGCTCAGGTTTTACTTTAATGTCATATTCACTAAAAGAAGTCCAACCTTCTTCGTTATCATCTAAGTATAAAAAGAAAACTAAAAATCTACGAGCAGAGTTATAATCGCCAACATCAACGTGTTCTTTAAATTCATCTTTACCATCAGCATTATATTTCTTAAAACGTATTTGTTCAAATCCAAACTTTTCTGGCCACTGTCTTTGTCTATCTATTTTACAATCAAAGACATATCGGTCAACACAAGGTCGTAATGCGTTATAAACATTTTTAACTAAGTCTTGCCAGTCTTCGTGTTGATTGATATTGATTTCTGAAAAGTAACGGTGTCCGTCTAATTCTGTTCTGACTTGTTGATCGGTACTTGCCTCAAACTTGTCAATCAATTGTTGACATTGTTCCTTACTGATAATATTATCATATGATTTAATATAGTTTTCCATAATACTCCTAATATAACATAAAATACACAAAAAGTCAATGGTATTTAGTATTGACTTTACCATAAATATATTGTAAGAGAGAGATATGGCTTCAGTAGTAGATAACCCCAAATATGGCGAAGGTCACCAGATTGTTTTAAAAGACAAGTTATCTGGTGTAATGGCGACTAAGTTTCGTCAAATGGGTTATATGCCTGGTAAAGATGCTTTTAAAATTACTTTAAAGAAAACACCTAAACCACAAAAATACTTAGAAGTTGCCAAAGGCAATAAATCCATATTGCTGATTGATAAAGCTAATCGTAAATTATTATTAGAAGGTTCTGAAACTTCTCTTAATGGTTTATTTAATCATTTTTCTACCAATGCTAAATCTAAAACAAATCTTCTTACGGAAATTAAAGAAACATTTTCTTTAGAAGTGTTTAAGGCTGCTATAGAAAATAATAGAAAATTAAAAGAAGATGATTTAATTAAAATAGTAGATAAGCAAATACGAGGCACAGTTGATAATTATGATACTGTCTATTATGAAAGTGCTTATAAACAATTAGTTGAATTAAAAAAGTATGTACGTAAAACAGGTTATGATTATGAAAGGCAAGGTGGACCACGAACAAAAGATTTATATACTGTTGCTAGAAAATTAACAGGTAAGTTAAGTGATAACTGGAATCCTGCTGACGTTTGGATGATACAAAAGAAATTTAATATGAAACCATTAATAGAAGCTAAATCTGCTTCTGAATTAAATAGTAAATTAACAGACGCTTTTAATAAAAAAGATATTATACCTGTATCATTAAAACAAGTTGAACAACCAAGAGCTAAAAGTTCTATTATTGATCCAAGTAATTTAATGAAACAGAAATTAGATTTAGATTTAAAATTTGATAGAGTTGATTTATCAGATTCTTATAATAACTTTATTGTCATTACAAAATCAGGTTTTGCTATTCGTTGTGGATTTAAGGCAAGTGCTACAACACTAAACGTTTCATTAGAAGGTCGTTTTATTGGTGCTGGATTTCAAACAGGTGCTGTTGACGCCAAAGTTTTTACTGCTGAAGTTAAAGATAAACATAATTATAATTTACGATCAGGTGCGGTACAAACATCTGATTACACGATTGCTAAAAGAGAATTAAAGGAAATGTTTAATAAGTATAATCGTTTATCAAATACAATCGAAAACTATAATCAGGCAATTAAATTATTTGAAAAAGGCAATAAGTTAACACAAGATAGATTTTCTAACTTAATGTCTTATATGTACAGTTTCTTAATGAAGCCAAAGAAGTTTGAAGACCATATGAAGTTTTGTTATTTTACTTCTAAAAAATTAACCACAGACAGCGGTATCTATCTTATCATACAATAATATTAAACTTTTGTTACATCTAAAAAATCCTTGTTAAATACTTAAAGTCTTAACAAACAAGGAGATTTAAGATGAGATTATTATTAATCGCTTTTATTATGAGTTTGATGACAACAGTTAGTTATGCTAGAGAACAAATTTCAATTACAGGTAGTTCTACCGTATATCCATTTTCAACAGTTGTAGCAGAAAGATTTGGCGAAACCGGTTTTAAAACACCAGTTGTAGAGTCAACTGGTACAGGTGGTGGGATGAAAATCTTTTGTAAAGGTATCGGTACACATACACCTGATATAACAAACGCAAGTCGACCAATTAAACCAAAAGAAAAAGAAATGTGTTTTAAAAATGGTGTGACTGAAATAGATCAAGTTATTGTTGGTTTAGACGGTATTGCTTTTGTACAAAACGGAGATCAACCTATACATAACTTTACAAGAAAACAAATATGGGAAGCTATGTCAGCAAAAGGTTCACTTCCAAAAAAGTGGTCTGATATTGACCCAAGTTTACCTAATTACGACATATCAATAATGGTTCCTCCTCCAACATCTGGTACAAGAGATGCTTGGAACTCTTTAGTGATGTCAAAAGGTTGTCCAAAAGAAATTAAAGAGGCAAATAAAAAAGACTGTAACACATTAAGAGAAGATGGCGCTGTTGTAGAAGTTGGTGAAAATGATACTTTGATAATTCAAAAATTACAAAGTGAAGATGAAAAGTTTGGTATCTTTGGATACTCTTATTATTTAAGTAACAAAGATAAATCAATTGCTCATACAATTGAAGGTAAGAAAATATCTTTAGAAGCTATACAAGATGGTTCTTATCCAATTAGTAGACCATTATACTTTTATGTTAAGAAACAACACATTGGTGTAATACCTGGTATTGCTGAATATGTCAAAACATTTACACATAAAAAGGCTATCGGTCCTAGAGGTTATTTAACTGATTTAGGTTTAATACCTTTAGCCAATCCACAAGAGGCAATTACTCCTGTCAAATAATTAAATGTTGCGTTGTGTCATACTAAATAAAACGTATGACACAACCAGAATATAACGCAGGTAACTTCCAAGAGTATGATTATGAGTGTGAATTTATAGAATGTGAGTGGCGCCAAATTTACAATCCAGACCTGTTCGAAACACATATCTCACATAAATAATAATATATCGTTCAACTCTTTATGAGTCGGAAGTAGGCAATTGCCGAAGGAACGCACCTAACTTAACTATAAGGAGGGTGTATGATAGATAGATTCGCCCATTTATTTAAAACTAGAAATAAGGCACAAACTTTGTTAGAAAAAACAAAAGTATTATTTGGTGCTAGAAAAGAAGTTGATATAAATGCAAATGGAACATCTGGCTATATTGTTAAACACGGTGCCAATAAAGGTAAAGTGTTAGCACACAAAGTCACTAAATCTACAAACAATTGGTAAGATTGGTACAGGCGGGTGGAGTTGAACCACCGATTTCTGTTCCACAAACAGACGTTTTACCGTTAAACTACGCCTGCCTGTTTAATGAAGATAAGTGTAAAGTAATCCGATAATTGTTACGCCAGATAAAACAACATTAGTTGTAATCAAGGCTGCCTCTCTCCACATAATGGAGACAGACAACCAAGTAAACCCACCCAAAAGATTAATAAGAGGTCCATAAGGATAGATGTTAAGTGAATTTAAGGCGGCGCCAATGATTAGAAATCCTGTCGCCACCCATTTTAAAGTTTGATCTATTTTCATCTTTCGTAAATCGCAAATGTATCAGCCCAACCCATTAGCACGTAACTAGGATCTCTACGATAACCTGGCTTTGATGTGCCTCTATATCGGTATCTGATATTCATAGCATTTTTATTATTACTTACTTCTTTAAAATATTTAAGATATTTTATCGGAATGC